GCCTGCTGCTTTTGGAAGTTGAGCTGCTGGATCCGGGCAATGGCCTGATCCCGGTAGCGCATGGCCTGGGTGACATCCTCGCCATTGCCGGCAGCCACCGCCTTGGCAATCACCCTGTCGGCCATCTCGGCTTCTTGGGCAGCCTTGGCAATCGCCCCATCAAAGGCGCTCAGGTCCAGACTGTGGGCCCGCTGCTCCTGTGCCAGCATGCGGCGCTCAAGGTCGTCGTTTCGCTTCCGTAGGAAGTCCAACTCAACCTGATCGCGGTTGCGCGCCTCGTCACGGCGCTGCTTCCGCATCATCTTTTCTTGGCGGCGGCGCTCCTGAATGCTGAGCCGCTCGTCGCCGGCCTCGTCGTCGTTCCGCCTTGCAGATCGCTCGTCCTGGCCGTCATCACTGTCAGACAGATCAGCCTGATCCTCAACAATGACAATCTCTTCTTTGCTGTCGTCGTCTTCCTTCAATACGTCAGACATCGTTCATCTCCTTTCAGATGAATGCTTTGATAGCCAGAGGGTCGCCCTCAATTTTGCCAATGATGTCCAGGTCGTTGAAAATCACGAACATGGCGCTGGTGTCGCGGTCAATCGACACTTCCCAGCGGTCACCGCCGTATTTCGGCACGCGCACGAAATCACCGGGCTGGCACCACTCGCCTTCCGGCCATGTCTTCTGGGTATCACGGTTTTTGAACGCCAGCGGGCCAAGGGAGATCACCTTGGCAACCTGGGTGTTCCACTTTTCGGTGTCTTTGGTGTCATTTGGTAGAATAATGCCGCCAGCGGTCTTGCTCTTTGCTGTGCGGATCTGGACCAGAACGCGGCTTCCGAAAGGCAGCACGCCGGCGCTAACTGCCGGGAAAGCCTCTCCCAAAGCGTTCTCATAAGTCGTTGTCAACATTCTTCTCCTCATCAAGGATTTTCAAGAGTACCTCAATTGCCTGCTCGTAGCCGGCAACCACACCGACACGATACCCGTACTCAAAAGCATCGCGCTGTTGGGGCCGCTTCAAGGCATCTGCCGCAAATTGCTGCTGCGCTGCCTTGATGCGGTTTAGGAGTTTGGTTTCAAAATTCACGCCTGATTTTTTTCCGCCTTGGGCTCGGGCGGCAGAGACTGACCGTCCACCTTCTCGCCCGCAGCCAAGCGGTGCTTCTGCTTCACATAGGCGCTGTTCATAGAGACAGTGCCCTCTTTCGGCTTATCGGCCATGGTGATTTCCTTATCGCGTTCCAGGGTTGATGCCAGTGCCGGTGCTTACCGCCACCTTCTCGCCGGTGGCCATTTCGGCCGCCGCAAGCAACTTGGCGGTGTCATTGTCCGCCGTGTTCATACGCTCACGCGCGGCCACCTCAGCCGCGGTGCGCTGGCTTTCGGCCATCTGCCGGAACTGCTCAGCCTGCAATTTCTCGGCACGCGCCTGCTGCTGATCCGTAAGCTTGGCCGCATCATTCTGTTGCTGGATTTGCAACTTCTGCTGCTCAATCTGGATCCGCGCCTGATCAACTTGGGCGCGCTGCTGCAACGCCTGCCCCTGCACCTGGGCATTGAGTTGCGCGACTTGCATGCTGCTGTCGGGCGGCATCGGCGGTTGCGGCCGGAACTGCTGAGCCGCCTGATCAATTTGCGCCAACTCCTGACCAAAGGCGCCAAGCTGCTGCTCAATAAACTGCTGTACTTGTATAATCACCTTGGTCTGCTCGGTTGCCTCGTCAGGAATAAGGCCCTGCTTGCTGGCTTCATCCACAGCATTGTGCGCCTCCACCAGATAGTAATTCAGCAGATGGTCGCGCAGATGGGTGGCCATGGGATACAGGAACGTCTTCACGATCACCGGGTTGCTACCAAACAGCGGAGATTTCAGGAACGCCATGTGCGTCATGATATGCGCCATGTGATCCTGCTGCGGCATGACATAAATCGGCCGCCCCATGGTGGCAGCGACATTCTCGCTGACCGGGTCCATGTTCTCGGTTGCCGGCAGCGGTTGCAGCACTTCATCTGCTGGCACCTTGAGGGTGCGGAGGAACATCTCCTCCACCTTCCGCATGTCGTACATCTGCGGCAGGGCGCCAGCGCGCTGCATGATCGCCTGGATTTGGGCGAAGCGTTGCGTTTCAGAGAAGATTGCCGGGTCGCTGACCGGGACGACATCAAGCGGCCCATCAAAATCTGCCGGCTCAATCTCAATGCCAGCATCCTGCGCCTCAATATCCTCCTCAGTCAGATAGGCGCTGTTGATGCGGTGCAGGATCTTGAAGCACCGCGCCATTGAGTTGTGCAGGCGCGAATGGATGCTGGAGAATACCACCATCCCCTGCTCAATCAGCGCCATTGTCGTGCCGACAGGCTGATTGGGGTTCTGGTCGCTCAACTTCTCAAAGCTGGTCTGCACAACGCCCTTGCCGGCGTCCACCAAGAAGCCCAGCAACTGGAACAGCGTGGGGCTCGGCGGATTGAACGGCATTGGCATGGCGAGCTTACGCACGTCATCAATCAGCGCGCCGCCCTCCATCTCAACCACTTCAGTCGGCTGAAGGTTGATGGTCTGGCCGCCAGGGCCGCCCTTGAGCTTCAGCAGGGTGGGGATGTTCTGGATGTGGGCACTGTCCAGCAAAGCCCGCAGCGCGCCTGTAGCGGCGCCAGAAAGGCCGCCAATCATGTGCGTCAGGCCAATCGGATAAGCACCGCGCCAAGGCACAAACGGGAACTCAACGATCCAATCCAACTCCTTGTGGTTGGGGTCGTCCTGCTCCCAGTTGCGATACAGCGCCAGCGCCTTGCCGGTGGATTTGTCCACGCTCAGGATGTAGGGGCTGACGCCCTCATCAAAATCCAGAAACGTGTAAATCTCAAAGATCGTCCGCAGCCCGTCCTCGTTGTAGCTGGTAGACTTGCGGCCCTCGATCTTGTCATTGGCGATGCTGGCCTTGGAGAACTCCGGATCATCCGGGTAGCCAAGATCCACATCAATATACATGCCCGCCTTAACGCGCCGCTCATATTCCATCTTCGTGATGTACTGAACGTGCGTCTTGCGCTCGGCTGAATAGAAGTTGGTGGCAGCAAACGGCAGGTAAACGTCGTCAATCGGCACAAACTCGGCCTGGGGGCGCCGGTGCTGATTGTTCCACATGAACTTCATGTATTGGCCGCCGCCCAGCGGCAACTGCGTGCTGAGCTGCTCCAGTTCACTCCGGAACTCCGGCATCTGCTCGGTGGTCTGCCAATTCATGAAGGTGGCTTTGCGCTCGGCCTTATCCACCTTCTCTTTGTCTTTTTGGCCGTAAATTTTACTCTTCACTGGGCCATTGGGCGGGAAAATTTCCTTCATGAAGCGCGCGGAGAAATCCACGCACGCTTCCACCAGCATCGGGTGAACGACTTTATTAGCGCCCGTAAACTGCGCGCCGCCAGGAGCGTCATCGCCCAAACCAGTGCGGCGGAGGCCCTCTTCGTAAAGCTTGTCGCGCTTTTCGCGGGCTTCCTTGTCGCGGTCTATCTTTTCAAGAAGATCGTTTACCGCTTCTTTGAGAAGCGCCGGATCAACCTCTTCCACAATGTTCGCAAAGTGTTCCAGGTTGCTTTGATTTTCTTCTTCATTCTCAAGCCGAATGATTGCTCCACCATCTTCAGTGTCCCTCACTTCGCTGTTTTTGTCGTCCAGAAACTCTACAGTTTCGCCGCGATCATCGTCGTCATCATTGAGAGTTTCAGACATATTGTGCCTCAATCTGTTTTGCGAGCTGGTCTACCGCCCGCGGATCATAGGCGGAAACTGAACCTCCGCCAGCGTATTTCTGATGCAGCTTGGCCAGCCCGCCATGGGCATAGCCTTGCCCGTAATCCATGCCGTAGCCTGCCGCACCATATGCCGGCGTGGGCTCCGGCGCATTGAAGACCCCAGGCTCATAACTCATGACCGTGGGATCCAGGCCCAACTCTTTGCCGATTTCGTTGCCAATCATGCTGCCAATCGCGCTAGCACCAGGGATGCCAGTAGCAAGACCCATCAAACCGCCAATAACGCCCGGCACACTAACGCTGACCGCCGGCGTCTGGTTGCCAAGCTCGTCAACATTGACGCCAATTTGCGCGCCCGGCGGTGACAGCGCGCTCTGGACGCCGTAGCCCAAGGCTTGCCCGAAACCGATTTCGCCGCGCCCCAAGGCGCCAAGAGCCTCGGCAATACCCGGAGCAGCATTGAAGCCAGTCGGTGCCACGCCGCCCGTATCAGCGATACCCATACCGCGCCCAGCCTGCTGTGCCGCAACAGCCGTGTTCATATTGGCGGCAGCCTGCGTGTTTTCTGGGTCTTCGCTTGACATGCTTTGATTTGGGTTAGAGTCGGGGGGGCCTGGAGGGCCAGCTCCAGCGCCAGCACCCGTGGGGCCAGCGCCTTGGCCCTGGTTGCCGCCAACAGCATCCTGAGTGGCAGCTTCAGACATAGAGTTTGCGTTGTCGCTGCCCGGCCCTTCTCCAGGCCCCTCATCATACGCCCGGATGCCGTGCTTGGTCATGCGGCCGGAACCACCGCGCGCCTTTAGCAGCGCAGCCTCCCGATCCGTAATGTAAGCAAGCTTATGCTCCTGGCCGCCAATGTAAGTTTTGGCCGGCGCCTCTACCTCGCCGCCCTCCGCAAAACCTTCAGCCGTTGATGTATTTTGAGGCAAGAAAATATCTTCATCAGAAATACCAAGTCGCCGGGCGCTGTCTACAATTTGATTGTATTTGCCAGTGTAGAGAGGCCATGGATTTTCTGTAAAAGAAGACAAGGCTTCTTGCGCCCGCTCACGAGAAACTGTTGGCCAATTTGTGGTCACCGAGTCTGGTGAACTATCATTGAAATAGCTCACCAAAGAAAGCGAGCTTGGATCTCCATTCCAATGGGCGAACCTAAACGCCCCAAGATCATAAAGATTTTGAACATTCAAAGGTCTTTTGCCGCCAGCCCAATCTATTTCAGGCCGCTCAGCGTAAGAATAACGCGAATAATCATTTAAGAAAGGCTGCCCCATCAATTCGCGATTTACCTCGCCGCCCTCGGCAAACTCCTGCACAATCCGGTCAATCTCATCCGGGTCATAGGCAGTTGCAGGCTCACGAACCATGCCGCCCTCGGCATACTTCTGATCTAACTCAGCAAGGCCGCCCTCTGCGTAGCGACGCGTGATGTCGATAATCTCAGGGTCGAAGACCGCATAATTGTAAGAACCCCCAACTCCGCGGCTGCCCGCATCAA